CTAATCTTTCTTTCCATGCGTCTAATAATATGCATGCCGGATAAGCAACGTTGTTTTCATCTCTTGCTGTAAAGACGCCCCATGTAGTACAAGCAGAGAAGTCTGCAGAAGATTTTGTACTAAACGCAGTATCATAAGATTGTACAACATAACCTAAAGTTGGAATCTTGTCGCTTTCATATACATTCCACCAATCTCTTTTAATAATACTACCTTCTTCATTACTAGGACGTTGTTGATAAAGAGCTTGCCAAACACGTTGACCTACTGTGTTTTGAATTTTTTCTAAATCTTTTTTACTATAAGCTTCAGGCCATAAAGCATTACCTTTATCATCTATAGCGGGAAGGTCTAAAACTTTCCAGTCTTCTCCAGATTCATTTAAAATATATCCAGCTAAATCGTCTTGGTGCCATCTAGTTTGAATTACAATAATTTTACCACCAGGTTGAAGTCTAGTGTAAGCTACAGATTTATACCACTCTAAAAGATTTCTTCTTTGAACTTCTGACTCAGCATCTTCTCGACCTTTAATCGGGTCATCAATAATTAATAAATGTGCACCTCTACCAGTAATAGCTCCGCCTGCACCAACAGCAGAATAGGTACCACCATGTATAGTATGAAATCGTTTAGCTGATGTACTGTCTGATCTTAATCCAACTTGTGGAAAAACTTTATTAAAGTCTTCTCCTTGAACTTGGTTTCGAACCTTACGACCAAAGTCGTCTGCTAATTCTTGAGCGTATGTAGATTGTATTACAAATTCGTTTGGATTATTTCCTAGGTACCATGCTGGAAAAAATTCTGAGCATAACATACTTTTTCCATGTCTTGGTGGCATAAAGACTGCCAGTCTTTTAATTTCACCTGATTCAAGCTTCTCTAGATTTTTTGCAATTAGTCGTATGTGCGCAGGGTCTTTATATCCCGGGTACATATGTTTAGCATAACTTAATAAACTTTTTCTAGAATTATATGTAGAAAGTAAATTAGTTAAATGTGTGACTACTTCACCAGCTCTTTTATCTCTAGTCTTTTGGTAAATTTGAATAGCTGACTTTAATTTCTCTTTGATCTGTAACTCTTGCATTTTGTTTTCCTGCACCTACGGCGCCAGCTTTTTTATATATATCAAATTTCTTTTTAAGTAAAATGAATGGATCAGATTTAGTTTGTAAATTTTTAAGTATAAATTCATTTGGTTGTTTTAAAAGTCCAAGTAACCAATTTATTTTTAAAGCATCTTTATATCTTAATTTTACCATATCTATATGATGGAGGTCTCCTTTTTTATCGGGATTTCCTTCATTATATTTTCTAGCTCTAAAAGTTTCATCATTATTGTTACCAGTTATATCTGCTCTATCGTGTATAACTTCTATGTCAACGTCCCGCATTATATCTAACATGTATGCAATCTCTGAGAGCCATGCATCATTTTGACCATGAAGACTAATGTGATCTAATAAATAAAACCATTTTTGAGGAAAGCAAGGAAAGATACTATAAGGATGTTCAGTCTGTTCTTTGAAACGTAAAAGACAAAACTCGTCCTCAAAATCCATAATTTTTTGATCCCAATTTTTAGTTTGCATAATCGCATCGTCATTGAAAAACATTATCCATTTACCAGAAGCATAGCCTGCTAAAGTATTGTTATATTTATGTAGGTTCTCGTAACCTATAGGTTTAAACTGTAAAGCAAGTTGATTTGGATATTTTGATTCTTTAAGATAATTAAAAGTTTCTACATCATCTTCATCTACGCCAAATAGAAATTGTAATTTTTCTGGCTCTCTAGCATTGTCTATTAAAGACTGTACTGATTTTTTTAATAAAGATAATCTTTTTCTTGTAGGAAGTAATATTGTAATGTTCATATTCTACCTATAACAATATAGGTAGAACATAGAAACAAAAAAGTACCCGCCATCTCTCCCTGTCCCGAACCAAAGAAAATGATCCACGGACATCACCTAATGAAAAATTTATACTACTTATCCATTTTCTTTTCTAGTATTTCGTAGAAAAATTTGTCAGTGTCCTCGGTCATCCAATCTTTGTTTTCTACGTTCCAGTCGTTTGTTTGGACTTTGTAGTCTGGTACTTCGGATCTCGTAGTGAACGAATTAATGTTCCATAGTATTCTGTTATTAGGCTGAGCAGCGTAATTACCATTGTCAAGCTCCAATATATGAGCGCACTTATGTTCCTGAGGAATTTCAGAATGATCTGTGTCAAGTAGATTGGAATCAGGATGACACCAGTCAACGGTAAACAGATACTCACCTGTATAAAGTTTCTTATCTTTACCAAAATATTTAGCTCGTTGTCCTAGTAAAAAAGAAAAATGAGTAACAGAATGATAATAATCAAAACTGTTCCACAGCTCAAGTAAGTCGTTTGACATATCGGGCACATCTTTCCTATCCATACTCTTAGAAAAGAAGGCACATATTGGCAAACGCCAAAAGCACGCACCATTTTCCAGCATGATGTTAAATAATATACCACGACCCTGAATGCTTGTAAGACCAAAGATAACACAGTCTTCGCTTTCTCCATGATGTTTTTGTAAATCATATAAATACTCCTTGCGTATTTTACAATATAATGGTGGAATGCTACTATTTAAAAAAGCCATTGTAAAGCTTTATATTAAAAAAAATTTTTTTTCTAGAGAAATTTATACGCATATAAGTCATTCTTCCTCATACTCTAGCTTATACTAGAGTAAAGCGCACATTCGATTTTAAACTTTATACGATTTTTCAGCGATAAACTTAATACGTTTTTTAAAAAGAGAAAAAATAAAAGAGAAAAAAAAGAATAAAAAAAAAGACGCGTTAAATTAATAACGCGTCTTTTAAAAATTTAGATTAGACTATTTTAATTCGTTAATTCTTTTTTCGAAAAAATTTAAATTTTCGATAATCGAATTACTAACTTTATTTTTTTTTATAAATTCTTTATTCGAATTTAATAAATCTAAATAAAGATTTTTTTTCTTAACGTCTAAATAAGAATTTAAATCGATTAATAAATTTACTTTTTTAAATCGATTATTTTTAGTCGTATCGTATTCGATATCGACTTTTCTATAATCGTTATTAAAAGCGTCTTTTATCGTAGTCGATAATTTAGCTTTTTCGTAAATATTAAAAGATTTAGATTTTTCTCTTTTAGTATTAAATAATCGAAATAAAACTTTTTTATTTTCGTATTCTCGAAAAGATAAAGCTACTTTATTTTCGATTATTTTATCGTTTTTATTTTTCATGATTTTTCTTCTTTCTAATTTATCTTTTATAAACTCTTTTAATAATTAAAAGATTTAAATTTATAAAAGATAATTAAATTTACTAAAAAAAAATAGAAAAGTAAAATAAAAATTTCTGTTTTTTAGAATAATTCTAAACTGAATGTTCTCGTTTCGTTCTCTATATTAAATAAATGAAAGTAAAGATTAATAAGAGTAAATAAAAAATAAAATTTTTAAAATATAATATAATATGCATAATTTAATTTCTTTCGTTAAGTTAATATATTTTTATTAATATTTATTATTCGTCATCATTATACGTTAAAATATATTTTAACTATACTCAGTGTTCAAGAGTCAATTACCTATACTATTACTATATACTACTAATATATATACTAAACTGATCCGCAAGGATCCGTAGTGATCAGCGTCAAGAGTCAAGAGTCAAGGCCCGAGGTTGTCGGGCCTTGTATCTAGATTATAATTTTGCTATGATTTGTTCGAAGTATTTTTGATTGTCTAAAATACTTTGTGAGACTTTATTTTTTTTGATAAACTCTCTGTTTGAGGCTAGTAATTCCTCATAGAGTTTTTTCTTATCCTTAGAAAGATAAACTGGTACATCAACTAGCAGATTAACTTTTTTAAATCTACTGTTAGCTGTTGTATCGTACTCGATATCCACTTTTCTATAAGAGTTATCAAAGGCTTGTTTAAGAGTTGAACTAAGTCTAGACTTTTCATAAATGATAAAAGACTTTGACTTATCTCTTTTCGGATTAAATAATCTGAAAAGAATTTTCTTGTCTGCTTTCTCTCTAAGTGATAGAGGTACTTTGTTTTCTATTATTTTTGTCATATTATTCTCGCTTTCTTTGTTAGTTAATATGTACCAGTATATATATTTTTTATCCTTTTAAAACCTTTTTATTTCTGTTGTTTTAATTTTATTGTTGTGGATATATATACGCCTGATCCTTGCTGATCCGCACTGATCCTTATGCGGGCGTGTTGCGGAATGTTGTTAGTTAATATTATGTTCTGCTTTGATTTGATCAAGGTACTTCGTCAAGTCGTCATCATTCATAGCGTCAAGGGTTGAGTGTTGTACTTCTTTCTTCTCCACCAAAAACCCCAACAGTTGAGACTTCAACCTTATCGCGTTGACTGCTGCTGTATATTGTTTCTTGCTACAAGCATCAACATACAATTTATCTAGTTTTTCTACCTCTTTTGACACAGATTCACTGGTCAAGCGCCTAGCATCACCACGCAACCTATCTATATACTGGATGATTTTATCTTTCTTTAAGTTGCGGGCAGCTTGTACGTGAGCTGAAGTTTCAGAGTAACCTGCGTCAACAGCCGCTTGTTTCTTACCTTTTCCTTTAGCTATCTCTTCACAGAACTTCTTTTCCATTGAGGATAAGGTAGCCTCATTTGTCTGATGGATTTGGTCTATAGTTATCGCCATATTTATCCTAATATAGCGATTAAATGTTTGTTGTAAATACTATAAGTGTTTGATTATATCGTTATCGTCGTGATAGTGATCATGAAATTGTTTCCCGCTATCA